GTACCGGAAGAGGAAATAGCGCCTTTCAAGGACAGAGCAAAGTCCATCATCGGAAAGGCCCAGGTCGAGGAGGTCGCAGCGCAATGAACAACAGGATAAAGAAAAAGCCCCTTCGGTTAGGAAGGAGCATAAGAGCAGGAATCAAGATAGGAGTTCTCATTTTGACGGCCATGTGCACCGTCGAAATCGCCAAGATGGCCTGGGCGACATACCAGAGCAGGACCGGAGCTCCAGGCGGCGAGATTTTGGTATTGCCGATGATGATCCTGCTTTTTTATACAGGATGGACAGCAAGAGGAGAATGGATAGATTTCAAAAGAGCCTTTAGAGAAGCGGAAAGGAGAGAATACCATGCAAGCGACAATCCAGCTTATAAGGGATGAAGCAGCCTTATTCCTTGGAAGAAGACCAACAGATGAAGAAATGAAGTGGGCGCTTCCCAGGGCCCAGAAAAAACTCGCCTGGATTATTGAAAGGGAAGGAGACGCAGACGGCATAAGACAGCAGCCCTGGTACCTTGGAAAGCTGGTAGAGGAGGCGATCATAGAAGAGGAATTCTCACAGTATACCCTTGCAAGATGCATGGAGATTGAAGCGCAGAGACAGGCTGCAGCTTTCGGGGAAAAAGAAAAAGGCCATCCTTTAACGGACGACCCAACCACACCCCCATTATATCCCAGGGAGATGCAGTTTGTCAATCCAACCCAAAACTATGAAACGAGGAGGATGACAAATGAAGCTGTTAACATTGAAACTTGAGAATTTTCAGGGACTAAAATCAGAGGACTTCAATTTTAATGGCCATAGCGCCAGCATTTACGGAGACAACGCGACAGGCAAAACGACAGTATTCAACGCAATGACCTGGCTGCTTTTTGGAAAAGCCAGCACAGGAGCAAAGAATTTCACACCAAAGACCAAAGGCCCGGACGGAGACCTTCACTACCTGGACCACGCTGCAGAGGCAACATTCAAGCTGCAGGACGGCCGGGTGATAACCCTTCGCAAGGTTTTCCACGAGGTCTACAAGAAAAAACGCGGATCGGCCGCAGAAGAGTTTGACGGCCATACCATAGACTTTTACATCGACGGTGTGCCCACCAAGGAGAAGGAATACGAAGCAACGATGCTCTCACTTTGCGGCGGCAGCGTCGAGAAAATGAAGATGCTGACCATGCCGAACTACTTCCCGGAAGAGATGAGCTGGAACGCCAGGAGAAAGATCCTGCTGGAGATTTGCGGGGACGTTTCAGACGAGGACGTAATCAACAGCACATCGGAGCTCAAAGACCTTCCAAGATTCCTTCTGAAGCCAGGAACCACCAATCAATACTACGATGTGGAGGAATACAAGAAGATCGCCAGCGCAAAGAAAACCGAAATCAACAGGCAGCTGCAGGAGATACCCGGCAGAATTGACGAGGCCCAGAGAGCAATACCTGACATCACCGGTCTTGACCCGAAGGCCATCGATAAGAGGATCCAGGAGCTCAACAAACAGAAGAGCGACCTCGAGATGGAGAAGGCCCAGGCCTTAAGCGGGGACCTTACGACGATGGCCATCAGGAAACAGATATCCGAAGCAAACACCAGGCTGGCGGAAGCCAGGGCAGCATATGCAACCAAAACAAGCAGCCTGAACGAAGGAACCTACGCAGCGATTAATAGCCTGAAGAGAGACCAGATAACAGTAGCAAACAGCATCCAGGACGCAAAGGCCGACCTGGACAGGACCCAAAGGACGATTGAAAGGCTCAAGAGCCACAGGGAGAGCTTAATCAACGATTACATGGCCATACAGAAGGAGACCTGGGACGAAAGCAAGGAAACCTGCCCGACATGCCACAGGCCACTTCCTGAAGAGGAAATCCAGAAGCTGCGTGAAGCATTCAACCTGCAGAAGAGCAGGCGCCTGGAGCAGATAAACCTTCAGGGCCAGCGCGAATGCAGCAAAGAGATGATCGCCGAGCTGGAGCAGAAAGCCAACGCATTAAGAGAGCAGATCAAGAAGGATGAGCAGCTCATAGAAGACTACGAACTGCAGCTTAAAGCCTTGCAGAGCCAGCTCAAGACGCCGGCGCCTTTTGAGAGCACCGAAGAATACACCCAGATAATGGCCGAGATTGCCAAACTTCGCGAAGAGGAAAACAACAAGAGCGGCCAAATGGAAGCAATAGCAGCCAAATACACAGAGCAGATCCAGGCCCTGAACGAACAGATCAGAGAGCAGGAACAGCTCAAGACCAAGATATTCATAGCAGAGAGCCAGAAGGAGAGAATCGCAGAGCTGGCCGCCAAGGAAAAGGAGCTTTCAAAGCAGTACGAGGAGCTGGAGAGAGGCATCTACCTCTGCGAAGTGTTCACAAAGACCAAGGTCAGTCTCCTGGACGACAAGATAAACAGCAAGTTCAAGAGCGTGCGCTTCAGGCTTTTCCAGGAGCAGCTTAACGGCGGAATCAAAGACGACTGCGAAGTCATGATACCCACAGAAGATGGCAGAATGGTACCTTTCACCTTTGCAAACAATGCAGCCAGGATAAACGCCGGCTTGGAGATCATCGACACCTTGTCAAAACACTGGAACCTGACAATGCCGGTATTCATAGACAACGCCGAGAGCGTGACCAGGCTCCTGAAGATGGACACCCAGGTAATACGCCTGGTAGTTTCAGAGCCGGACAAGAAACTCCGACTGGAGGTGGACGAATAATGCCAGGCACCTTTAAAGGCGACATAGTCTGCCGGAGGACTGAACGCGGCCCGGAGGTTAACATTCCCCACAGATATGTTAAACACAGCCCCAGCGGGTTTGAGTGGGGATATGGCGGCAGCGGGCCGGCCGACCTGGCATTAAATGCCTTGGCGGCATATATAGGCAGGAAACGTGCAGAAAAGGACGGTTTATATCAAGAGTTCAAGTGGGACTTCATCGCAAGGTTGCCTTTTGAAGGAGGCACAATCAAGCGGGACGATGTTATGAACTGGCTAAAAGCAAAGGGTGTCGCTTAAGAACACCGCCAATAAAAACAGATTTAAGGAGGAATTCAAATGTCAACAACCACAAACGCAAAGAATCAGAAGCATGCAGTTCAGAACCAAAATCAAAATCAAGGAGCTCTGCAGCCTGCAGAGAACCAGCAGCTCACCATGAGCGAACGCTTCACCAACCTGGTGCTCCGCGAATTTGGAAGTAACGTAGCTGGAGCGCTCCAGGTTTCAGAGTACCAGAAGAGACTTATCCAGGGATACTTCATCGCGATTGATAGGGCCCTAAAGATAGCCGAGGAGGCCAGGATCCGCAAGAACGAGGCCAATAAGGACCACAAATACGATAATAACCTTCCGGTAACTTGGAACAACGTCAACCTTAACGACCTGGCCCTCGATGTGGTCCACTACGCTAAGATGGGCCTGGACATGATGATGGATAATCACCTTTTCGCGATCCCCTACAAGAACAAGAAGACCAACAAATACGACGTCACCCTCATGCCCGGATATAACGGGATCCAGTACATCGCCGAGAAATACGCGGTAGAAAAGCCCAAGGCAGTAACCATCGAGCTGGTTTATAGCACCGACACATTCAAGCCCATTAAAAAGAGCAAGGACAACCAGGTGGAGAGTTACATCTTTGAGATCAATAACCCATTTGACAGAGGCGAGATCGTCGGCGGCTTCGGATACATCGAATATGAGGACCCGGTCAAAAACAAACTGATCATCATGACCAGAAAAGACATCGAGAAGCGCAAGCCAGCATATGCAGCGGCCGAGTTCTGGGGAGGAACCACCAAGGTATGGGAAAACGGCAAACAGGTAGAAAAGGAGACCGATGGCTGGTTTGAAGAGATGTGCCTGAAGACCATTAAACGCGAAGTATACAGCGCAAAGCACATCCCAAGGGATCCGCAGAAGATCGACGAGAACTACCAGTACATGAAGATGCGCGAGGCCAGATATGCAGAACTTGAGGCCCAGGCGGAGATTGACGGATACGCCAACACCATAATCATAGACACAACACCAACCACACCAGAGGAACCAAAACAGCTACAGAGTCCACAAGCGGTTCCTGAGACAGGAGAGGTCATAGAGCAGCCATCAGCACAGCCGGCACAGAAGGCCAACATAGAAGAACCGGCCAAACAACAGACAATCTTTGAAGGGCCGAACTTCTAATGGATATCAAGATTTTAGCCTCCAGCAGCGCTGGGAACGCCTACCGCATAAGCGACGGCCGAACCAGCCTGCTGCTGGATGCCGGCATACCAATAAAAGCAATACAAGTCGGATGTGACTTCGAGGTGACACAAATGGATGGCTGCTTTGTGTCACACAGTCACAAGGACCACAGCAAAGCCGCCAAGGACCTCGCAAGGCTCGGAATAGATATATACACCAGCCAGGGAACGATTGAAGCATGTGGTCTTTCAGGACACCGAATACACGCAATAAAAGCGCTTCAGGAGCTTACAGTAGGGACATTTAAGGTTCTACCATTTGATGTGCAGCACGACGCACCGGAGCCGCTGGGATTTCTTTTCACATCGACCTTTACTGGGGAGAAGCTCCTATACTTCACGGACACGTACTACATAAAGTATAAGTTCCAGGGATTGACCCATATCATGGCGGAGTGCAGCTACGACACAGAAACGCTTCAGAAAAGCGTAGAAGCCGGATATATACCAATAGAGCTGGTGCCAAGGCTGGTAAAAAGCCATATGAGCCTTGAACATTTCCTGGACATGCTCAAAGCCAACGATTTGAGCAAAGTAAGGCAGATATACCTTCTACACTTAAGCAACAACAACAGCGACGAGAAGCGGTTCAAGGAGGCAGTTCAGAAACTCACCGGTGCCGAAGTGTAC